GATTGCTGACCATTGACCATTTATATATGTTGGGCAATGGTCCCGACACTCATTTTTGAATTTCTCTACAGTGGATAACGCTGTAGTGTGTAAAGACGGAAAATCGTATTGTAACTGCCGGAGGCGGTACTAATATCTTAGGTTTAGCTAGAGCTGCTGGGCAAGCTTATCGAGCTTATAATTCGGATATCGGTAGGCAAGTCCGTGGTGAAATGGCAAGAGGTTATAATTATCTTACTCGCCGTGGTCGTGGTACTAAACGTTTTAGATCTAATAGCAATGCTGTTAGTAGAATGACTCGTAGAAGAACTGCTTTTGGTAGAGGTGTCCATAGTGGACAGGGTGTTACTGTGCAACATGATGAGAGGCGTATTTATAGTAAGCGTACTATGCCTCGTCGTAGAAAACGTGTATGGAAAAGGTTTTCAAGGAAAGTGAATGCTGTAGCAGAGAAAGATTTAGGTTCACGTACAGTTGTGTTTAATGTACCTGTTAATAATTCTAATACGAATCCAGCTAATCAAGTGTTGTTAAGTCTTGCTTTATATTCTGGTAAGAATACTAGTTTTAGTTATTTGAACGATTTAGCACAGATTTCTGTTTATGAGAATGTTGGTGATCCAACTAGTAATGCTGGTATTAATATATCTGATACAACGAAGTTTATTTTTAAGTCTGCTGTTTTGGATTTAACATTTAGAAATACAAGTACAGTAAATGTTGGTGGTGTGCAGACTCCTGATTCTCGAGGAAAAATGGAAGTTGATGTTTATGAAATAATATCTAGTAAAGAGTGGACTGATTCGTCTACTAATTATGGTGATATAGGAGCTTTGTTTACGCGTGGTGCTGATATAACAAAGAAGTTAAATAATGCTGGTACTGCTATTGATTTAGGTTTACGTGGAGTTACTCCTTGGGATTTACCTGCTGCTTTATCTTATTTTCGATTAAAGATTTTAAAGAAAACAAAGTATTTTGTTAATAATGGTGATACATTTACTTATCAAGTTAGGGATCCTAAAAGAAGAGTTATGATACAAGAACGTTTGGAGAAGATTCCAGGTGGGAATGTTCCTAGATGGTCTCGTTATGTTTTATTCATAGCAAAGTTAGTCCCTGGTAATACAGTAGGTACAGCTAGTGGTGAGTGGACTGAGTCTATTACGATAGGTGTTACAAGAAAGTATTTATATAAGGTAGAAGGTGCGAATGATGATCGTCATCGTTATGCTGTGTTATAGTAGGTAGTAGGTATAGGGTTTAAATATTAATAAATGGTGTATTAAAATAATTATCATAGATTACAATGTCTTCCCTCTCTTTTATAATGACCCATTCTTCAACTCGTCTGATAAATGCATCAAAGTATACATTGGCATACCAATTAGAAGGATGTTTGTTAGTGGTGATTAGTATGTGTTGACTGTTGAAGTTTACGTTACCTCCTTTGACTTCGACTGACAATGGATAACTATCTCCGAGTCGGAGAAGGAGATCGTATGGCAGCCAACCGTAATATTCATCAATGATGACTGCTTTTTGGCCTGTGTATCCATCCCACCAGGTAGATCTTGGTTTCCAGTAGGCGTCTGGATATCTCCCTCTGCAATAATGAGATTTCCCAGATCCGGTAGGTCCCTGTATAACAGTTAATAAAGTTTTGTGATTACGTGGTACACTACATATAAGTGCATATTTAGAAAATTGTCTTCCATACTTGATCCATAATTCAAAGTCGTCTTCAGCTAATTGTTTATCAGATGCTCCTGCTTCAATAAGAGCTTTGGCTCGATCCAATCTCTTCTTCACTGAAGTCTTCGCTAATGCTAGCTGCGCAAGATCTGATAATTTGCCGGAGAAACCCAGTACTAAGAGGTCCGGTAATAATAATGTCGGAGTATCTAAAGTTGGTGAAATGAAAATTGATTCTAAGTTCATAGAGGCATCTAATGATCTCGTCGAGCTGAGTAGTTCCGAATGGAAGGTTTTGAGAACGTATCGTATGGCATCCGCCCGCGTTCCCATACGTCGTTCCAGGTGGACTGAGTTGCAAGAGAATATCGCTTTGGTTTGGTTCAGGGTCCGGCTCGTCTTCAATTCTATGTAGCCTTGGTAATGAGGCGTGTTGTTCTCGGACCCATATTCGAGCGTAGCCACCATAAATTTGACTTGAGTCTGACTCAGGAATATATTCTGATTCGTCGGATTGTTCCATGTGAAACACCAGTTTCTGCTGTTCATACAGCAGGGTCAGCAATCTGGCTTAGTATTACCCAGATTGCTGACCATTGACCATTTATATATGTTGGGCAATGGTCCCGACACTCATTTTTGAATTTCTCTACAGTGGATAACGCTGTAGTGTGTAAAGACGGAAAATCGTATTGTAACTGCCGG